TTATCATTCACATACAAACGCTCTGTACGAGTACCCTTAGTAACATCAAGCACAATATTCGTTGCTGTATCATCTACAAAAACATTTGAACCTATAGAAATATTTTTTGTAGGATTTGTATTAGAAATAGCAAATTTTTCTGCTGTAATAACTTCAACGTCGATCTCTTTTGTAATAATACTTTTGACGTCAGTCAGTACATCTTGCTCGACTGGGTCTGCGTCTAGACTGGTTACGAAAACCTGATCGAAACGAGCTGTCCTACCCATCTATACCTTAATTACCGAATAAAATTCCAGCTAAACCATCCTTGATTCTTAGAACATTATAGTTTACTGCATATATACTTAACTCCTGATTACTTGGTCTAAGATTACCCTTCTCCACACCCCGTAATACAAGTTTGGCATTATCGATACGGCTAAAGTTGCATGTACCTGATGGATTATAGTCAGATGCATTTAGACAGAAGTGATACACGAAGTACCTTGTGTTGAAAAGTACGTTGGTTTCACTGACAAAATCACTCGCACCGTATGATGATTTGTAATAATTTTGTACTGTGTGAAAATAATTTGGAGACATATGTTCAAGGATTGGGGTCCCATTGATTTGAATATCACCACTTAAAAATGTGAAACGATCGTTCGCAAAATCATCACTTAATGCACCAAAACCAAAAAAGATGGATTTGACTGGATGATTAAACGATGAAATATCAAATGTATTATCACCACCACCTAAAGTGTTATCAGCCACAGTGTCCATTGGAAGAACTATTTGTTGTGTTTGTGTGATGACAAAGTCGAGACTTCGACCCACGAGAGATTCTCGTTCTTCTTTATCTAGGTAAATATAGTTGCCGTATACATTAATTCGTTTTTGTGCATCTGTAAGATTTAGAACTGAATCATTATAATACGTGTCATCGAAATTGATTTTGATTTCAACTTGGTGATGTTGTAAAGCTACAAGGGGTAAAAATGCTTTATGATCACAAAAGAAGAAGTGAAGTGGGAGAAATGCTGGATTGGATTTAGAAACTTTGTTACTCAATTCTTGTGTTTTCGTCCATGTGTCAGCCATATAATTATGCCATATATCAGAGTAATAATCAAAATGTTGAGAGTCTATTTTTTGACCCCCTATGTAAAGCTCGATGGTGGAATTGTAAAAAAGATTGGAAGACATATTTACAGCATCGACACCAACTTTCTCAAACCAAATACCATTAATGATATCACCTAAAACCGGTATAGTAATTGAGTTGTCAGTTTGGGTGACTGATTTAATCAATTTTGGAGCCTGAGAAAAATTTGTATGTCTCGTAAACTTCATACGAAAAAAGGAATGACCTTCTTCACTGGTAAGATACACATCTTGAACTCCTTTAGAGACCAATTGTATTAATGCACCCGACATTTAATAGATGTTTAGATTATAAAAACAGACACTTTCCCTGAGGGAAGGCACTCTTAGGTTCTTCTACATTTTTACCGTGTATGTTAAAACCACCTTGACGGTATATCTTCATTCGTTTATAATACATCGCTGTAAATACAGACCATGGATCGTGAACATCGTAGATATGGGGTTCATTCTTTTTTCCTTTCGTTTCTCTCATAATTCTACCAATACTTTGTGTAATATCAGATTTAGGAGAAGCTAAAATAACTGTATCTAATGTTGGAATATCTAAACCTTCGTGTGCTTGACTAAACGTAGCAAAAATAATCTTTTTCTTGGACGACTCTTGGAGTTGAGCTTCTTTCATACCACCCATGTATAGACCAGACGTTTTAGGAAAACATTGGTGAAGAAATTCACAATGAAAACGACGATCACTGAGAACTAGAAGTTGACGGGTACCTGTTGATGCTTTTTTTACTAATTCTACCAACATCTTATTTCTAGCCCTATCTTCAACAAGTTCTGTAATCATATTTGGCATTGAAATTTTACCATTTCGCATAGAGGGTGGTGGATTCTTATAGTTTGGGGAATCAAAGACGACGGGAAATACCTCAACCTGTCCTTGATTTTTTCGTTCAACTGCAAAAAAGGTGGGTCCCATAAACCAATGAAGAACCTTTGTTAGACCATCTTTCCGTTCTGGAGTTGCGGAGAGACCATATATATGTCGTGGACAAAGTTTAAACAGACTCTGACTAAATACTTTAGCACAAATATGATGTGCTTCATCAACAATGACCGTTCCTATACTTTCAAAATCTGAGAAACTGTATTCTTTTAGGGATAATGATTGAAGCATTGCAATGACAAAATCACAATCAACCTCTTTTTTATTTTGCTGGACAACCCCTATAGTAGCCCCCGGGCAAAATTGTTGAATACGTTCTCGCCATTGATCTGCTAAAAATTGTTTATGTACGATAATCATTGTGCGATATCCAAGTTTAGAAGCTATGGCCAGGGATACCGTCGTTTTGCCATAGCCACATGGTAAAGAAAGGACGCCATGCCCTGCTTTAATAGCTGCTCCGAATGCTTCATTTTGGTGTGTGGCATCCCGGAGTTGTCCTGCAAATTGTGTGTTAATTTTAGTTGGTTCTGGTCGCTTGTCATGTTTAGGTTCTCCAAGTTTAGAAGTTCCATAGAATCTGGGAACACAGACTCCATTCTTAGCTGGTTTGAAAACTTTGAAAGGCGGTGGAGGAAATCCAAAATCTCCATTCACGATGGGTCTTACCGTTAATTCTTTTTTAATTTCTTGAATTGGACCCACATCAACTAAATATCCAGTTCTAGTGAGAGTGGTCATACTTATTTAAAGAATTTAAACTTTAAATAAGTACAATGCCTATTATTGATGTTGAAGAAAATATTAAAACTATGCGAAACCGACTGATGAGTATGCAGAGTGAGTTGTTTAAATTAGAAGGTGGGTTGAAAGTATTTGAAGGGTTCAAGGATGCTGGTTTGACCAAAATTAACCTTCCCAAAACCCCCAATCAGCCACCCATCGAAGAACTCGAGAGTATCCAAGAAAAGCCCGAATAAGTACCGACATTCCAAACCCCCTTGAAGTCTATTTCGACTTCAACATCATCACCCTTTATTAGAGACTGAATGGGACGTCCTTTAACTTTGCACATCACTCTCCTATAACGAAATGGTACCTTTACAGTGAGAATATTCCCATCGAGGGGATTGTCAATATTTGTATTTGTAAGTAAGTGCCATTTATTTGTATGCATTCGTTCTATAATTTCCGAGACTTTAGCAGGAATTATATAACGGATATACTTTTTAGAATTGAAATCGTACATGGGTTCGTGAACTTTAGCCACGAACTTCATTGATCTCTATTACGATATACTAAAATTAAAACTATAAGCAACACGAGAATGAAAAGTAGGACTTGTGTGAGAAGTAGAGGTTTGAGTGGTTTTCTTGTTCCAAAACATTCATGACTTAGGGCTCTAGATACCTCGGTACCGGCTTCAATACTCGAGTATGGAGTTTCACGAGGAGACATCATACCACACATCGCAACTTTAGGGCATTTACCAAAGAATGGGAGTTGACCATGAAGGCTGAGAACTCCAGAAGACTGAGAAAAGGACCACCTCTCCTTTTCTACCTCCCACTCTGCACCCCAACCAATTCGCATTTCAACTGGTTCAGGTAAACCAAGTTGTTTTACAACTTCTTCTTTTATGATTTCAGGATTAGAAGTTAATATTTCTTCACTGAGGTCACATATGACACATGATATGGTATTGGTACCGAACAGAACTTTAGGTTGTAAGTTCCATTTAGTTTGAGTTGCTATTTCGAGATCGGTTTTCATGACTGGTGTTTCGTCATAGTCGATAAGAACATTTATAGCACCATATGTACTTCCTTGTAATTGTTTGGTAGCGTCAGGACCCCAATTATCACCTAAAAACTTCATAGCTGGACTGTTATCGAGACACAAAAAGATCATCCCATCATCAATAGTTCTTTCATCTGAAAATGTAGCCACAAAGTCATCTTCACCATATTCAACATTCATCAATTCTGTACCAAAAATAAAATTGGCACCAGCGTTGATGAGTGCTTCCTCCATTGCATCACACATTACTTTACCCGACACCTTTTGTGTGAACATTTGTGAAAGTATGGTATGATCTAAATTTTTTACAAACTCGTACGCTGTCATGACATCCCATGTAACTCCATCCATGATAAGTGGTAAATGTTCGATATATTTTTCACCTTTATCACTTAAAGGTCCTACTGCATCTTTTAGAGATATACCCTTAAATTTTTGAGGTTGTGCAAGTACTCGAGAGAAAAGAGAAATAAGAGTTCCGTAATCTTTTACACCTAAAGATTTAAAAGCAAAATCAAAATGACCCATACGTTCAACTGGTTGGAATATTTCATTCCAATCGATGTTCATTTCAGAAAATAGTGACTGTGTATTAACAAATGCCTTATCAAACACAATTCTATGTGCGTGAAGATCCCGTGTTTCCACATCGGGTTCCCACCAAGAACCACCAGCTGATACCTTTCTATCATATATAGTGACGTCATGGTCTCCTGATCTAAGTATTTCCCATGCGAGAGACATTCCTGTTGGACCTGCTCCGATGATATGAATCTTCATTCTATCTTTAGCTTATAGAAAAAATCCTAAGGGTAATGTAGGATATGTTGAGTATACTCAGTCAAGCCAATATGAAGGTGCCACCTGTCAAGTTGGCGCCAAATCAAAAGGTAAAAACATGGAAATTCGCAGCTAAATATTTATGGAAGGAACGTTTTACTGAGGATAAAGCTGAGCTTGGTCGATGGACTAGAGATGAACTCTTAGACCTTGGACCTACATTTGTAAAATTAGGACAGATAGCGTCCACACGAGGAGACCTCTATCCACCAGAATTTACCAAAGAACTTGAATCTCTCCAAGATAATGTACCACCATTTGACTTTAATCTCATGAAAGATGTTGTAAATATAGATATATTCAAAGATTTTGAAGAGATTCCATTTAAATCAGCTAGTATCGGGCAGGTTCATAAAGCTACCTTAAAAAATGGTAAAAAAGTTGTTGTAAAATTGAAAAGACCAGGAATCCTAAATATAATGAAAACCGATACAAACAATGTTAAGAAGATATTGGACTTTATTCAGTCAATAGGTGTTGACACTGGTTCTAGTTCTAACTTTGTTCTCAATGATTCTATCGAGTATCTTCTTGGAGAGGCTGATTACAGGCAAGAAGTTGAAAATGCGATTAAGTTTAGAAGGAGTTTGAAAGGGATTGATTGGATAAAAGTTCCTTATGTGTATAAAAAGTATTGTACCGATGATATGATTGTAATGGAGTATGTAGAGGCTGATAAGATTACAGAGATCAAAAATAAGAGAATCAATAGGAAGAAGGTGTGTGAAGCATTGGTGAATTCGTATGTGATTCAAACGATGGACAGTGGATTATTTCATGGTGATCCACACCCAGGTAATCTAGCTATTTCCAAAGATGGTAAATTGGTGTTTTATGATTTTGGTCTATTAATCGAGTTAAATGATGAGTTGAAGCAAGGTTTCTCCGACTTATTTGGGTGTATTATAAATCGAGATACAAAAGGAGTTGTCCAAATATTAATTAAACTGGGTGTCATTGTACCAACATCTTCAGACGTCAGTGATATTGAAGTATTTTTTGAAACTATCCTGGGATATTTAGAAACCCTTGACGGTGGTGCTATCATGAACGATGAGCTGGCGGCCGAACTTGCAATGGAAAAACCATTTGTTGTACCAACAAGTTTTGTATATTTAGCAAAATCATTTTCCCTAATTGAGGGGATATGTCTCCAACTTGATCCAGATTTTGATTATTTCACATACCTAGAACCAATGATTCAAGAGCAGTTTTTAGAGTCTCTTGATATAAGTGAAATCATCATGAATACCACAGAAATTCCATCTAAAATTGGAAAAATAAATTCGACTGTTCTCGGCCTTGAGAGGTCGAGAGCAGCGATGAAAAGATCAATGATTAAAACACGACAGGAGATACGGATAGTTCAATACAGTGTGATATGTGCTTTATTAGCTGAGAGGTTTAACGGGACACCAATTGCTGCTATACTCGTTGGAATTGCTATTTGGATTACTTTTCGTAAAGATCGATCTCTTTAGCGTTGCTCTTCTTCTTCTTAGTCTTCTTCTCCTCCTTCTTGATAACATCTTGATGTTCCTTGAACATTTCTTGAACACGCTTGCGCTCGTCACGGGCGATGTCACCAATCTTGTCCTTAATTTTGTCTACCTCAGTCTTTCGTTGTTTTTGGATTTTCTTGCCTATCTTTTTGAAGTCGTCAGTTTTGGCGAACCATGTGGGGGATGCAGTAATAGCGAACATAGTGTTTGTTGTATTTTAAGGACATTTAATTTTTAACCGTTTTAATTTTTCTAGAAACTCTCTCTTTTCACCTGGAGATTCAATTTCTTTACCAGAGTTTATAGCTTCAATTTCGGGTCCCGTCAACTGCATCGCATTAACACGAAAGTCCATGAATGCCTCCATAGAGTGGGGTACCAGGGGTTGGACAAGTTCATAGATGGCCGTGGCATAGTCGCGAATCTCCTTTTGAGCGTGATGATCCATCCTCAATTGCAAGAAATGCATAAGATTGTGTAGGTCCATCTTCCACACGAAAGAAGTGTATGTCGATTGGGGGAGAACACCTCGCGCTTGTTCCCTACATACACCCTTTTCAAGCAACTGTTCATACAATTTAAACGCATGCTTGTACTGCTCGGAAAGAGCTCGATTCAACTCATCGTCTAGCTCTACAACACCTTCTGATCCTTGATGATTTACAGCAGACTGTCCACGTAGGACTTCTGGCTCGTAATACTCTTCATCAACGATAGAATATCTCGCGGACATCTCATTCACAGATGCGGTTCGATGCCTTAGCCATTGACGAGCGATGTAAAGGGGTGCCTTGATACGAAACTTGAAAACAACGAGTTCTAGGGGTGAAGTATGCCAATTGCGGACGAGGTACCTAATAAGACCTCGATCACCACGAGTGGTCTTAGTACCTGTTTGATAACTCACACGAGCACCATCAACTATGGCCTTATCCAGATTCTCTTGGGGCATATGGTCCACGAGTTCGACAAATCCATGATCTAATACTTTCTTCATTATATAAATCTATCCGTTCAAATCTTTAATAATCACAACTATCATCGAATGGAACCTCTCCACAAAAATCGTACAACTCATAAAGTTTCTCTTGTGACTTTTCAATCTCAACTGTAGTATTATTCATGACATCGATTGCGTTATCAATGAGATCCAAAAATGAATCAAGTTGATCGATTGCTACACGATGATGTTTCCTATTCGTTTTTGAAGAATGTGCTGCACGCCTAAGATGCTTATTACTCTTGATGATCTTATCAATGTTGGGCTTGGACTTATCGGGGGTGGCGGACATTCTGATTGTGAGAATCATTGTGAACAATTATCCATTTATATCTTTAATCAGTTCACTTAGGTAACAGAAAGTTAAAGAATGATAAACAGTCATATATATGACTACGGAATGGCTTCCCCATTCATAATTTCATATCAAGACAGTGATCCGCAGTGGGTGGAAAGATCTGATGTTATTGAAATTTTCCCTGTAAAAATTGGATCTTACAATTTTCCTTGTAAACACAAAACACGTTTAAAACATTTATGTTTTGATATAATTGATAAATACAAAAACAATAGAGACTACTCTCGCCAAAATAGTCATAGTGGTTACTTAACACATTATCTTGACCAGGAAGATTTGGTTCCATCATTACTTGATTACCCGGGTTTTGAAACTTTTAATAGTTGGATTAAAAGGTGTAGTATTGATTATATACACAACACCCTCGGGTATAATTGTGATAATGTGGTCATCGCTCAGTGTTGGATAAATGACTGTTCAAAAGGTGGTTCCCAACAGTCACATGTTCACCCGAATTCGTTTATATCTGGGACATATTATGTTAATTTCATACCGGAAATACATGCACCTCTTACATTTAGTAAACCAATTATTAGGGGCACACCACATTTAAAATTAGATGGCGGCGAGAGAGTCGCCCACATCAAACCATATGAAGGGAATTTACTATTATGGGAATCACACAATCCACACGAATATCAATCAAATAATACCGATAAACGTATTAGTATTTCTTTTAATGTTATACCAGAAACATTACCTGGTATTTATGGTTTTAAATTAATAAAAAGATAGATTTATATACCCTTAATTTCTTTAATCAGTTCACTTAGGT